ATACGGCCAGAAGCTCGTAAAGGGCGAACTTGTAGATCCATCGTTCTTCTTTGCTTGGTGGGAACCGAAGCAACCAGAAGCAGATCACAGAGACAAGCAGCTCTGGATAGAAGCAAACCCCGGATTCGGCGACATCGTCGATGCCGAGGATTTCGAGAGCGCCGTTCTTCGAACTCCAGAAGCCGAATTCAGAACAAAACGAATCAACACATTTGTATCAACAGCAACCGCCTGGCTTCCGACAGGGGCATGGGAAGCGTTAATCGATACAGACAGAACGCCAGAACAAGGCGAAAATGTGATTCTTGCATTTGATGGAGCGTTCTCAAACGACAGCACAGCGCTGATCGCCTGGCTTCTCGGCGGAGACAAACCGCACTTGATGGTTGTAGGAATTTGGGAACGACCAGATGATGCAGAACAGGGCTGGCACGTTCCAGTCGCAGAAGTAGAACAAACGATCATCGACACATTTAGAAACAGCAACTATCAAACCAAAGAGATCGTCTTCGACCCGGCACGATGGCAGCGAACATTCATGGTGCTAGACGAACAAGGAATGCCAGTCGTCTCTTACCCCAACAGCGCAGAGCGAATGGTTCCAGCAACGCAGAAATTCTACGAAGCCGTAGTCAACCAGAGCTTTACGCACGACGGCGATGAAAGAATGGCAAGACACATCGCCAACTGCGTGACCAAACAATCATCACGCGGAGTGATGGTCGCAAAAGCAAGCTCGAAGCGCAAAGTCGACGCAGCCGTTGCAGCAATCTTCGGATACGACAGAGCAACGCAACCAGCAGAACCAAAGAAACCAGTCGCAAGATTCTTCTCACTTGATCTAGGAGCAAAATGAAAAAAATAGACTTCTCACTGATCGCAGAAGTGGTAGGAGTTGCGTGCGCAACAGCAGGACTGGCGATGCTTTCACTTCCGGTGGCATTGATTGCACTAGGATCTTTCTTAATTTGGATCACAGAAAAGGCTAACTAATGAGTCTATCAAAGCGACTACGACAAGCAGGCGAGAAGCGCACCAACGACAGCCAATGGGTGGAGCCGCTTATTCCAGGACGCCCTGCGTACATGGCACCATCCGGAATCGAAGTCACACCAGATTCTGCGATTCGTATGTCAACAGTTTATGCCTGCGTGCGATTACTTGGCGATACAATTTCATCATTGCCACTAGGCGCATACGTTCGACGCGGCAGAAACCGCATCTCATACATTTCAGCATTCGGTGAACAACCAGAATGGATCAATAAGCCAAACCCAGAAGCAACACGCCTGGAGTTCTTCGAGCAAGTTATTTCATCGCTCAACATTCATGGCAACGCTTTCATTTTGACAGTTCGCGATGACATGGACGAAGTAAGAGAGCTCTACTGCGTTCACCCAGAAGACATTCGAATTGAACGACCAGGTCCAGGCGAGCCAATCATCTACAAGATGCGCGATTCAGTAGGAGCGTATTCTCGAATTTTGACCAGCAAGGAAATGCTTCACATTCCGATGTTTCGCCTGCCCGGATCCCTTTATGGATTAGGCCCAATCGCAGCTGCACGACTTACGATCGGCGCAGCGATGGCAGCAGACACATACGCAGCCGCCTACTTCGGCAACGCGGCAAACCCAGGCGGAGTGATCGAAGTGCCAAACGAGCTTACAGAAGAGCAGGCAAGCGACATCGGCCGCGATTGGAACATTACACACACAGGCCCATACAGAGCAGGAAAGATCGGCATCCTTTCAGGCGGCGCAACATTCAGACCGCTAACACTTAATGCCGCCGACGCACAACTGCTAGAAGCTAGAAGATTCAACGTCGAAGACATTGCCCGATTATTCCGAGTCCCGATCAGCCTTCTAGGACACCCGGTCGCAGGAGCGATGTCATTCGCCAGCGTTGAAGCACAAAATCTTTCATTTGTTCAGCACAGCCTGCGCCCATTATTGGAGCGCTTAGAGCAAGCACTTTCAGGATTGCTCCCAGAGACAGAAGGATTCATCAAGTTCAACCTTGACGCACTTCTACGAGGAACCACTCTGGAGCGCTTCGACGCTTACACGAAGGGATTGCGCGAAGGATTCCTATCACTTAACGACGTGCGATCCGTTGAAGACTTAGCACCACTTGGCGAAGCCGGAGATCAGTACCGAGTGCCACTACAAAACATCGACGCAGCAGATGCACGCGATGTAGGACTCAAGCTGCGAGCAGAGATCGCTTCAGCACTTATTCAGGTTGGCTTCGATCCAAAGGCCGTAACAGAAGCGGTCGGATTACCAGAGATGGCACACACAGGCCTACCATCTACGCAGCTGCAACAGATTTCAGCAATTGATCCAGCAGACCCACAAAGCGTCTACGAAGTCAATTCAAGAGAAGCACGAAGCGAGCAACCGCACATGGTTCTACAAGTTCCAGAACCAACCGTCAACGTTGCAGCTCCGAATGTAACAATTGAACCGGCAATGGTTATGCTTGATTCACCACAAGTCAATGTTGAAGCGCCAAACGTAACCGTTGACGCACCAACAGTGAACGTGACAAACACGATTGAACGCAAACGAGTTCGCAAGAAGATCATCCGCGATGAAAACAATTTGATCGTTGAAGTCATTGAAGAATTTGTTGAAGGGGAAGAATAATGGCAACAGGTCTAAGCGCTTACCTTGCAAACAAATTTCTAGACGCCGTCGGCAATGCCACCGCTTACTCAGCAGCCAACGTGTATGTGAAACTTCACATAGGCGACCCAGGAGCAAACGGCACAGGTAACCCGGCAACAGAGACAACACGTCAATCAGTTTCATTCAGCGCAGCAACAGGCGGTGGACTTACATCCGACGCTGACACTTCCTGGACAAACATCGCAGGTTCAGAAGATGCAACATTCTTCTCAGCATGGGATAACGCAACGACAGGAAACTTCTTATTTAGCGGAGCAATAACAGGCAACGCTTACACAGCAGGCGATACTTTTACAATTCCAAGCGGATCGCTGACAGTATCCCTAACGCTCGCGAGCTAACATGGCTCAATTTGTTCTTGATACTTCTCAACTTAATGTCGACGTATTAGGCCCGATCACATTCGCAACAGCGAGCGCTTCATTAGGATCAGCAACAGCAACAGCAACGGCAGAGATTGACAACATCGTCGCAGCTAACGCCCCACTTGGAGCATTGGTAGCACAGGCAAGCATTCCACAGCCAGGATCTCAAACCGCTGGCTCGGTGGGAATTCCAAACTATGTACAGCCAAACATAATCACGCCAAACATAGAGATAAAGCAAGCAAAGAAAATAAAGGCAAAAGCAAAGACACGACTAGGCGCGATGAAAATACAAGCAACATCAAGAATAGATTTCTCTGTGCTTGACGACGACGCAGAACTTCTTCTACTGATCTAGGACAAAAATGCCATATTTGATAAGCGATAAGCAGAGCGACTGTGCAGGATGGGCAACCGTCAAAGAAGAAGCCGATGGTTCATACACGACTCTTTCATGCCACGACACAAAGCAAGACGCAATCGACCAAATGGTTGCGATATCAATCGCAGAAGATATGGAACCGGGCGGAGAAGTAAACAGCAGGGCAGTAGATCTGAGTGCGCCAGCATTTATCCGACAGAACGCAGAACGCGGATTGAAATATCTGCAAGAAGGTTATGGCGGAGAAGGCCTCACAGATGCAACAAAGCGTGAAGCACGCGAGATGGCAGCAGGAAGAATAAGCGAAAACAAGGTAAGAAAAATGGCGCCCTGGTTCGCCAGACACAAAGTCGATGGACAAGCACCAAAGAACAGCAACCCATCTGATCCGCAATATCCAGGAGCAGGACTCGTCGCATGGCTATTATGGGGCGGAGATTCCGACTTCAGCGATAGAGCTCAAAACTGGGCGCAAAGAAAAATTGATGCATTAGATGCAGAAGAAGACTCAAGGAGCAAAATGAAAAAAATCGAACGCCGTACGTTTACGATCAAGAACGTAGAAGCACGCCAGGCAGAAGACGGCACGATGCGACTCTCCGGATACGCAGCCGTATTCAACGAAGACAGCGTGCCGCTTCCATTCCTTGAGAGAATTGCACCGGGTGCATTTAGAAAGACGCTGACCGAGACACCAGATGTACGCCTGTTAATTAATCACGAAGGACTACCTCTGGCAAGGACAAAGAACGGAACGCTTAGACTTAACGAAGATGAAACCGGCCTCTACATGGACGCCGATCTACCAGACACGCAAGCAGCTCGCGACCTTTACACCCTGGTTGAGCGCGGCGACGTTGACCAGATGAGCTTTGCATTCAGAGTGATTCGCCAGAAATGGAGCGAGGATCGCAGCCGCCGAGTTTTAACAGAGCTCAGCCTTTCAGACGGCGACGTTTCAGTCGTCACATATCCGGCATATCCAACAACAAGCGTTGAAGCACGCGAAGCATTGAGAAGTGCAATAGATGCAATCAAGGAAGGCCGTGAAGTTACCGGCGAATCTTTAATCATCCTAAAAACAATTTTCGAGGATCTCAGCGAAGGTCATGAATATATTATGCGTGCCGTTGAAATGATGGCGATGCTTACAGGCTCAGAAGAAGAAATTGAAGAACAATCACGTGAAAATGTTGGCGACTTTGTCGAATGGGATTCAAGTGGTGGAACTGCAAAAGGCCGCATCGAACACATTATGGAAGAAGGCGTTCTTGGTATTCCAGGAACAGAATTTAGCATTACAGCTGAAGAAGGCGATCCTGCGGTTTTGATTCGAGTATATGAAGAATTTCGTGATGGATACCGACCAACAGAAACCTTAGTCGGTCACAAAATGTCTGAACTTCGTTATATTGAACCACTACCTGAAGCAACCGAAGAAGAAGGTCGCAAAATTTCTCTTCGACTTGCGAAAGCAATCGTAAGTAATACAAAATAAGAATTCTGCTGGATAAGCCAGCAGAGACAAAGTCGGAGCGAGACTCACACCCTGCAAGCGCCGTGAGAACTACCGCCACCACCTTGCACAAACCAACTCATAAGGAGATCAAATAAATGTCAAAGTCTTTTCTTGACAAATTGATCGAGCGTCGTGATGCAGTTAAGGCAGAAATGGATGCAGTTCTAGAAGCAGTTGCTTCAGAAGACCGCACCGACCTAACAGCAGATGAAACAACAAAGGTCGACACCCTTGTTGAAGAATCACGCACACTCGATTCAAAGATTGAAAAAATGAAAGCACAGGCAGATGCAGATGCGAAAGCAAATGAAATCCGCTCAGCAGTAGCCGACGTAGCAATGCCAAAGATCGGTGGAACAACAGTCACACGCGAAGAGCGTACATACTCAGCAAACTCAACATCATCATTTGTGAAGGATGCATTCAATGCACAGTTCTCAAATGACTATGCAGCAAACGAGCGCCTTGCACGTCACATGCGTGAAGAGTCAATCGAGCGCCGCGATGTTGGAACGCCACAGTTTGATGGCCTTGTAATTCCACAATATCTTGTTGAATTAGCAGCTCCGTTAGCACGCGCAGGTCGTCCATTTGCAGACTTCGCAACAAACAAGATGGCACTTCCACCAAGTGGAATGACGCTGAATATTTCCCGCATGACGACTGGAAGTTCAACGGCCGTACAGGTTACACAGAACGATGCAGTATCAGAAACTGATATCGACGACACACTACTTACAGTAAATGTTCGTACGATCGCCGGACAGCAAGATGTATCACGACAGGCCCTAGAGCGCGGAACAGGAATCGATACATTTGTAATCGCTGACTTGATCAAGTCATGGCACACAACACTTGATTCACAGATCCTTAACGGTGCAGGCACAGCAGGCACAATCAAGGGCCTACGTGCATCAGGCGGAAACGCAATCACATTTACATCGACAGCACCAACAGTCGGATTGCTTTATCCAAAGCTTGCTGATGCGATTGCACAGATCCAGACAAACGCATTCGTTTCACCAACACACTGGGTAGTTCACCCACGTCGTCTAGCCTTCTTACTTGCAGCAGTTGACAGCACAAACCGTCCACTTGTTGTACCAGCAGCAAACGGCGCGATGAACGCAGTAGGCGTTGGCGGAGCACCAACATACGGAAACTCCGGATACCAGATGCTCGGACTTCCAATCATCACCGATGCAAACATCGGAACAACATACGGAACAACAACAAACCAGGACGAGATCTATTGCGTATCAGCAAACGAATCTCATCTT